ACCATAATTTCTAGAATAAATAAGGTGCTCATACCTTTCAGTATTTAAAATTAAAAAGATGGTTTGTTTTAATGCTTCAACATCATCACAAATACCATCTATCTTAGATTTTTCTATATTTAATTTAAAGGTCTTACTTGGTTCTTGCCTTACATCAAAATTAATTATTGATACATCTTCAATGTCATAATCTAAATTATCGCTTGGTAACACTTCATCACATCCTATCCAATACTAAATATTGTTGTCCTCCTTGCATACGAATTAAGACTACTTTATCTCCTATTTTTTTATCTGTATACCTTTTAAATGTATCTGTTTGTATTAGAAAAATTTCACCAATAGATAGTTTTTGTTCTATCTTAACTCTTAGAGGACTAATACTTTCTATTGTTCCAAATACAACCCTCATTGGGTTGCTTGTTTCTACTGCATCCATTGCAGCTTTTTTTATTATTTGCAATAAATCTTGGCTCATATTATCACCTCACTTATATAAATCTTCTCACATGTGTATATGCTTTTCCTTTTCTATATGAATCAACTGATTGTATTTTTACTACATCACCAGTCTGTGGTGAATGAATCATTTTACCATTTCCAATATACATCATCACATGATTACTACTTCCTCCACCAACTCTACATAGTAAATCTCCTGCTTTCCATTTGGTCTTATCTTTTAAATCTACTGCACTACCTGCCTTACTTTGCGTTGCAACAGTCCGAGGAATTTTTATACCTATTTGTTTATAACACCATTGGGTAAATCCAGAACAGTCAAAAGTGTTAGGACCTTCTGCTCCTCGAGCATATTTACAACCTAATTTACTTTTAGCTACACTAATTAGTTTATCTGCTTTAGAACTATTATTTGTATTACTTTGGTTATTACCTTCAACTTGATATGTTTGTTCTTCATCTCCACCTATAATTATATAGCCATTCTTTCTACCAATTTTTTTACATTCACTAGCATTAGCTAATAGTATATCTATATGATATGTTCCGTTTGTTTCAACATATATTCTTCCTCCATTATCTTTAACTGTATATACTTTGTTGTCATAGGCAGTACCAGGAAGTATAATTTTTACTTTATCTCCATATTCAAAAACTGGATGTTTCTTTAGAAAATCATCAGTATACCAAGTTTTCTTAACTCCTTCTCGATTCATTGGACCAGCAACAGTTCTTGATTTTACATCAAGTGGCTTTCCATTGCAATCTGTTTTTCCACCTTCCATTGCATTGTTTCCTGGATAATATGCAGTAAATATAGCAGGAACTTTTTTACCTGTATTTTTTTTCGTAGTACTTTGTGCAGGACCATTTTTCTTTTCATCCTTATTGTTAGTATTTCCACTACTATATGAGCTTGAAGAATATGAAGCAAATTCGTCTCCATCAACCAAGGTCAAATCCATGAAATGTGAATTATTTTCAAATGTATGTTTTACTTTCTCAACTAACATATAATTTTGCAATTCAATATCTCCTAGATTTAAAAAAACAGGTACTAAACAACCTGCTCTCACTCTAATATCTCCAAGTGCATTTTTTAAACTTAATGACTTAGTTTTCTTATTATATAGTTTTAGAAGTATATCACACTTTTGTTTTATCTCTGCTTCACTCATGTTTTTGTCTACTGTATCAAACATTTGAAGTATTCCCCAACTCCTCATATGTGTAGAGTCTTGTGCAATATATACATCTCTTTTCCCTGTTTCTTCATTATCTCTCACAAGTTTAATCTTTGTGTAAGTATCACTATCAATAGAAGAATTGTAGTCAAAGTCCTCAATTACATCATTGTTCATAACCGTATCAAGTTTCATAGAAGCAACATTCTTTAATGTTAATCTTCCAAAATCATCATAGAGTACATACATTTCCTTTTTCTCTCTTAGAGTATCATCAAGTGCAGTTAAAATCATATCAAAGAGTGTTTTATTTTCTTCTATCCTAGATATTTTATACTTAGTATCTTCTATGACATTGTATTTTAAATTAAAATCTTTAGCTAACATTTTTACAAGTTCAGATGCAGTTTGATTATTATACACATAAGTATCTTTATTCTTAAAGTATCTTAACTGGTCGTAAGCAACAATTTTTATGTGATTTTCTTTGTCTCTTTTCTTTTGAAATATATATCCATAAAATATCCCTACACCTTTATAATACAGCCTTACAGAGTTACCCTCACAAAACTCTAATATATCATCCATGACTATTGTAAACTCTAACTTAGAAGGTGAACCTCTTCTTTCTATTTCCCATGTGATACCATCAATGACAGCAGGTTCGTAGAAATCTTCCCAATGAGCTATTACTAATCTTACATCTCTATCATTTGCTAACACTAATTCATCAACCAAGTTTTAACACCTGCCCTTTATAAATAGTGTATTTACTTAAGTTTTTGCCCTTATTTGCCTTATCCATCATAGATTTATTTAGTTCGTATACTTTCTTATATAATGAACCATTTCCTAACTGTTTCTGACAAATTGACCAAAGAGAATCACCCGATTTGACTGTATAAGTCTTGGTGTTTGGTGCATTAATTGAATCAACCCTCTTGGGTTCTATCTTTACGCTTGGTCTACCAGTCTCAGTTGTTTTAGGCGGAGCAGGAACTAATTTTTTAGTTGAGTAATCTCTATATTGTTTTAACTTTATTGCAACTTTTGTATCTGAGCCATTATCTGCATCTTCTACTATGTTATATTCCTCTAAGGATACTTTCATATTAGTATTGAATAATACTTTGTTACCTAACTCACGAGATACAATAAATTGGAATGGCTTACAATCTGTCTTTAGTAATTCCAGTTTACTTAAAAAGAATTGAACATCTCTAAATTGACCTCTACAAAAAGGTAGTTTATTATGTGTAAACTCTGCTTCAAAACTTATTTCAGATAATCCCTCTTTTTTTAGTATGTTTACTTCTCCAACATTTATTAAATCAATTGTCTTATTTTTATTTGTCACTTTAACTTCAAGCTTACCAGGTGTGATTGGTAATTGTACTCCATCTAGGTAAAAATCATAAGCCATTTATATTCCCCCTCTCTAAACTATTCCTTCGGCTGAAACAACCATTGCATCATTCAGTTTTTCTGTTAGTACATTTACTATTCCATCAACATCTGTATCTTTACTTATGTTATTTGTATTGTTCATGTCAATTTTAATGTTTACTCCTGTGAATCTATTTATTACTTCTTGCTCTGCAATATCTCTTAAGTATTTTAAATCTTCTTGGCTTTTATCCATTGTTTTAGCCATCTTTGCAGTGTTTCCTGCCGTATCTTTTGCTCCTTTTGCTGCATCGTTAAGCGGAGAGTTTAGTCCCGCTGAACCTATTGAATCGCCAAGACCATATTTTTTGTCCCAAAGGTCGTCAAGTTCTAAATCCTTTTTTGCCTTTTCTGCCATTTTATTGATGTCAAAAACATCTTTCAATTTATTTTCTAAATTTTGACCTACTTCATAGCCTTTTTTAAATGAGTCTACAGGATTCTTCAATTTCATAGTTGGAGCTTTCCATTCAGCAGGCTTTACAGGCTCTTTTAATGTTTTTTGGTAATCTTTATATTGTTTTACAAAAGAATCTATTTTGTCTAGACTTCCTATTGTCTTTATATTTACACCTGGAATTAAGTTTAGTGCTTTTATAACTCCATTTATACCTTTTATCGCTATGTTAGCTGCACTTACAAAAGCATTTGCTAAAGCTGTAGCACAATTGTCAAAGCTTCCTCCAACATCACCCATTGCATTTATTACAAAATTTTGGAATTTATAAAATAACATCTGTACATTATAGATAACAATATTAAACGAATTAACAAAGAACTCTGCAAACGCCATTACAATATTCCATGCACCTGCAAAGACATCATATATACAAGTTCCTAGAAAATAAAAAACTCCTACAACTACTCCAGTTGCACTTATACTCGTTTTTGCAAAATGATTGAATATTGCTACTCCTACAAATATTGCTGCTATTACTAAGGCTACTGCTGCTACAACCATAACTATTGTGGTAATTAAAAGCAACATTGAACCGCTTAGTGCATCCGTTGATATTTTTGCAGCTATATTCATCATTATATTAGTTAATAATGAACCATTTAGCAAATTAGTCCAAAATGTCTGTAAAGCTGTCCACCCCACCTGAATAGCTGTAACTAAAGCACCTGCCAAAACAGCTGTTTTATATAAACCCCACAAAACGATGCTTGTTATCAAAATAGGTTGTATTATACTCCAACCTTGTGCAATAAAATTAATGACACTTCCTATAACTGTTAATAGCCATCCAAAGCCTTGTGAAATTAAACTGATTCCGACAATCGTCATATTAAAAAATCCACGAAATGCTGGACTACTCAATAAATCAATTATTCCATTAAACACTTTATAACCAACATTCCCAAGTATATATAAAGAGTCTGTAACATCAGTTATAAAGGTTCGGAATCCCCTGCTTGAGACCGTGTCCTCAATTTTCTTTTGTATAGCTCCAAATATCATTACTGCATTATTCTTGATAGATGTGAAAATCTGGCCTAAAGTGTAAGGCATTTTTTCAAATTGAGCATTTGTTTCTGCTGATGCTGCAAGCAGAGAATTTTTTACAATATCAGCTGTTAACATTCCTTCACTTGCCATTCCTCTTATTTTTCCTATATCCACGTCTAAATAATCAGCAATCGACTTAATTATATTAGGTGCTGACTCAAATACAGCATTTAATTCTTCCCCACGCAAAACTCCACTTCCTAATCCTTGAGTCAACTGTAAAAGTGCCGAGTTCATTTCCTCAGTACTTGCACCTGCTATTACAAATTTTTTGTTGAGTTGTTCAGCAAAACTTACAATTTCTCTAGTGCTAGAAAATGCACTCCCTGCATTCATGCCTATACGGCTTACTATCTGTGCTGTGTCTAGATAGGATGCTCTTGACCTTTCAGCTGACTGGAAAATCATTTTATTCAATCCTCCGTCAGAAAGTTGACCATCATTTATCATGTTTAAACGGGCATTTGTACTCGTCATTTGGTCACTTAAATTTGCTAACCCTCCTATCGTCTTTAATCCCATATAAGCTCCTGCTAGTTTCTTAACACTTCCAAGTAAATTATTTGTAGAGTTTGCCCCCTTGTCAATATCTTCGTTAAATCTTCTCTGTTGTTCATCTGCTTTTCCAATTTTCTGTTCTATCCTTGCGAGAATACTTTCAATATTATTTAAACTTTGCTGAGATGCCTGTATACTGCTTGTGTTCAAAGGATTATGCAATCTTTGTTGTAACCTATCAAAACTGTTAATTGTAGTGTTAATAGCATTAGTCATATTACGAAATGCAGGTGTCATTCCGTCGAAAATACGGATTGATGTTTGTATTGTAGCCATATTTTCACTCTCCTTTCATAAATTTTCATATAAAAAACACCTACCTAAGTAAGTGTTTTATTTTTAATATCTATTTTTTACCTGCCCAAAATTGTTTGCCACAATTTAAACAAGTAACTCTAACTTTTTTTGCACCTAAGTTGCCCGCCACTAGACCAATGCCTCCTGCTATAGTAGCCCCTGCTACAGCTTTTCCTATACCAAAACCTTTTTTCTGAGCTGATAGAGATGTTGAACCACATTTAGGACAACAAGCTACTTTTTCCTTTTCTATTCTTTCCTCTTTAGCTCTTCTAATTTTTGAAATATCATCTTCTTTTTTTCTTTTTTCTTCAAGCATATCAGAATTTTCATTATAATATTTTTGATATGGTTCTTCTAATATTTTTCTACAATCTTCTAAATCTATTCCAGTTAATTCCTTCAACCTTCTGATAGAGGATGCTTTTATAAAGCTTGTTTCCTGCATTACATGTTGTAAATTAACACCTTTTAAATCATATTCTTTTTCTTCAATGATACTTTCATATGCAATTTTTATATCAAATATTTTTGTTCCACATTGACTGCAAAATTTACTTTCTTTCAGACATTTCGTGCCACATTCACTACAAAATATATATTCTAATGTATCGTTCATAGTATAATATCCCCCAGTATAATTTTATAAGATTATTATACTATATAAGTAAAATTTTTACATTATTATCACATCCTTTCGATAAAAAAACACCTACCTGAGTAAGTGTTAGTTTTATTTTAATATTTATTTTTTTATTAATATAATACTTTCAAAATATTGAATTTAAATACACATAGTGTTAGTTTGCACACTACATAGTCATTATATAACAAGTTCTGTATTGGTTTCTAGGCTTAAAAATATCGCGTTTACACACACACATAGTCATTATATAATATTTATGACGTATTCGCAGGAGCTTGGAACATAGTTAGTTTACACACTACATAGTCATTATATAACATTTTTCATCATTGTGAGAGCTTGAGAAAAAGTGATGTTTACACACTACATAGTCATTATATAACAATATCTATAAAGGCGAGGGTTCTTTTTTAAGTGATAGTTTACACACTACATAGTCATTATATAACTATGTACTTGGAAATGCTGCTTATAACATTTTCAAGTTTACACACTACATAGTCATTATATAACGCTGCAAGCGTGATAGCTCGAGGTGTATCAGATTTAGTTTACACACTACATAGTCATTATATAACTTATACAGAAAAAAATAGAACAATCTATGTCTAGCCGGTTTACACACTACATAGTCATTATATAACCCCAAATATAATACAGTAATTGCAATGCTTTTGTCTATGTAATTTACAAAATATTGCAGTGAACCACCAGTAGTGTTTTTTGACATTTCAAAAATAATTGCTACACTCTAGTATTTTCAACTACTTAAAGTATGTAAATGTAAAAGTTCGCTCACTGCATTTTATATATAATAGTGTGCTTAGTTGCCATCATAAACTAAGGTTTTTTCGGCTTAGCGAGTGGTTATAGCACATATTTGGCATACTACCTTATGCGTTTTATCTATACCCTCACCCTTCGGATGCAAGTTTTATCTTGGAGATGTTACCATCTACACTAAATCACCCGTACATATATTATTGTATTTTATTTTACAAATTTATCACTTTTTGCTATATTTCTAGCAGCATTATAATCTGCATTAGCTTCAAATCCACATTCTAAACATTTAAATTTAGCCTGTGTTTCCCTGTTTTCTTTATCTGCATGACCACACTCTGAACATGTTTGAGAAGTATAAGCAGGATTTACATGTTTAACTTTTATCCCAACTCTATCTGCTTTATATTTTATCATTTCTTGAAGTTCATAGTAAGACCAATTTCTAAGAAGTCTATCTCCAAACCCATCTTTAGTTAACTTTTCTAAATGTATATACTCACATTTATTTTTTTTAGCAAATTCAACTACTCTTTTACTTAATGCATGATTGTAGGTCTTAACCCAACTTTTTTCTTTTTCTCTTAAAGATTCTAATCCCTTTAATTTATCTTTTCTACCTTTACCACCATTTACATTTTTAAGTTGCTGTTGAAGCCTTCTTCTTCTTGATTGGAATTGAAGTCTTTGTTTCATAAATTCATCTATAGTTCCCATTCCTTCTCGTACATATGAAACATCATTTAAAGCTACATAAATTGGAATGGCTATACCCATATCAACTCCACATACTCTATCCTTTACTATTTCATCAACTTTTTTGTATGGTATATCTATTGTAAGATTAAGTATTAGTTTATTATTTTTATCAAATTGTAACGAACTTTGGCTTACTTTATATTCTTTATTTAGGACTTTATTTAAAGTATGTATTAATTCAACTTTGTTTTTATCTTTTCTACCAATTAGAATCTTAAAAACTATTTTATTTACCCACTTTATATAAAACTCCTTATCTTCTTCATAGAACTTTAAATCTCTACCTCTAGTCATTAAAGGAAAATCTCTTTTATAATTAGTAAAACCCCTCTCTCCTTTAGCCAGGCCATTTTTTAATGATGTAGAAAAATCTTTTTTAACTTTTTGGGTAATAGAACTTTTAGTATCAATACCTTTACCAAAGTTTATTCCATTAAATATCTCATTTGAGTTAGTTAAACTTTTTTGAGAATCTTTAAATAAGTCTGATTTTATATCTCTGCCACTTACTAGATATGCACTTGTTAATATTCCCATTGCTAGATTAAGTCCTTGATATTGTGCATATTGGCTATCTCTTATAAATTTATATTGTTCTTTTCTTTTTTCTTCTTCTTCAACTATAGTTAATTTTAGTTTTTTAACTGCAATCATAGCAACCATCCTTATTCTACAAGTTAATAATATTATAGCATATTTTGGAAGATAAAGCACTTTTATGTACTTATAAGTGCTTTATCTATATTATTTTACTTATTTTCTCTATCTTCTTGCTCTCTAAATATTTCTCTCAAAATCTCTGCATATTCTTGAAACTTTTCTTCACTATTCTGTTTTAGTTCATATAACGCATTAGCAAATTTTACAAAATATTCTACATCTTCATCAGTTTTTAAATTATATTCATTAAGTAAACTTTCACGCATTTTATTAATCCCCCTCAAACTCAAAACTAAAATCTAATTATTTTTATACAATATATAATAGTTTTTCTTGTCTCCTTTGATTGAGATAGGATTATTATTTTCTTTCAACCACATTTTGACCTTTTCTGTAACCTTATTAGAATATTTTGTTACAGTACCAGTCCAAGAGCCATTGGTTTCTAGTACTGTTTTCGTTTCATCTTCTTTAATATCAAGTTTTCTTATAATTTGCTTAACTGCTTGAAATGCTGGTTTATTAGACATTGTGTAAAGTCCTAATTTTTTTGCAATCTGCTTTGTATCATAAAAATGTTCCTTTTCTTCAATTTCAAGCGGAATATCAACTCCTGCTTTTTTAAAAAATGTCTTAGCAACAAGAAATTGCATACTTTTATCAATTTTCAAATCTTCAAAGATTGGAGTTATTAATTTAATTGACTCATTTACTGCTTCTAATGTTTTTATTTCTTCTCTTACTCTGAAATAACTATTTACTAATTGTCTTTGTACTTTCCATGCTAAGTCATCCGTAAAAGATTTTACTAACATTAGATAACCTGTTTCAGTTAATAAGATTAATTCTCTTGCATTACTGCCAACGAAATTCGTTGTCTGTTTAATTGTTGATAATTCTTTTCCTTCTAAATAAAAATAGTCCTCATCTTTTATAAAGTGTTTCTTATTCTCTCTAAAATTTCTACCTGCTGTTCCTTCTACTCTTTCATGTACTTTGTCAATTTCTTTAAATGTCACAACTCTTTGATTATTAAATTCCTTAACTTGTAGCTCTTGGTTGTTAATTAATACTAGATTGTTCATAAAAATACACTCCTTAATTGATTTTTTTTAAGGAATGACATATACTATAATTAATGCATATGTAGTATATGTCAATAAGAGTTACTCAAACTTGGTAGGGGCGAGTGGCTCTTATTTTTTATTCCTTAAGTATATTATATCGTACACATTATATAATGTCAACATTACATAATCATATTATTTGCATATTATATATTGCAAACATTATATAACCAGTGTATAATATACTTAAGAGGTGAAAAAATGTATTTTAATATTGATAAATTGCTTGATTCAAGAGGCAAAACTAGATATTGGTTAGCTAAAGAAGTAGGTATAGCTTATCCCAACATGATGAAATTAGCTAACAATGAAACAAGTTCTATAAAATTAGATTTATTCGAAAAGCTTTGTCTTGTTCTTGAATGTACACCTAACGAACTTGTTACTTTATCTAGCAAAGAATAACAAAAGCACCTACTATTTAAGTAAGTGCTTTCTTTTTTCTATTTAGTTTTTCTCCACATAGTTAATATAAAACCAGGCAATGTCTATAACAATAAAAAATTTTGCAGCATTTACATACCACATTGTTAATATAAAACGAGGTATATGGTGTTTTACCACCCACTTAGAATGCTGACTCACGTGCCATTTAGTTAATATAAAACCAATCGATGGCAAAGATGTAAAGTCTTTTATATTTGAATTTACATACCACTTAGTTAATATAATACTAAATTCTGACTTTAAATTTTTGTACTCTACTAATTCCTTTACATACCACATAGTTAATATAAAACCCCAAAATAAATTGTGTATTTCCAAGACTTACACACATATAACTTTCTCAAATTTGCAGTGAGCGAGCAGTAGTGCAATTGATAACACTTATCAAACCTTCTCAATGCCTTGTATTCCAATTGTTAAACTATACTTAAGTAGAAAAATCGAACACTGCAAAATTTCTATATTTTTATTATACCATTTTTTAACAAACAAAGCACTTGAAACAGTAGAATATTCAAGTGCTTTATCTATATTATTTTACTTATTTTTTCTCTCTTCTTGTTCTCTAAGAATACCTCTTAATATCTCTGCATATTCTTGAAATTTTTCTTCACTATTCTGTTTTAGTTCATATAACGCATTAGCAAACTTCACAAAGTATTCTACATCTTCATCAGTTTTTAAATTATATTCATTAAGTAAACTTTCACGCATTGTATTAATCCCCCTCAAAACTAAACTAAATTATTTAATACAATCTTATAAATTTACTCAATCTTATAAATTACATGATAATTCTTCTTCTCACCTGCAATCTTAGTAGGTCTATTATTTTCCTCTATCCAATTTCTTATTTTATCTATTACACTCTTTGTATACTTATTTACAGTACCAGTCCAACTTCCATTAGTCTCCCAAACTCCTTTTACTTCATTTTCTTCTAAATCAATCTTTTTAATAATTTCACAAACAGCAAGTTGTGCTGGTTTATTACTCTTAGAATATATTTTCAGTTTAGATGCTATTTGTTTTGTGTCAAAATAATGTTCTTCTTCATCTATCTCGATTGGTAAATCAATTCCTGCCTTTTTATATAATGTTTTAGCTGTTAATAGTTTTGATTTATTGTCAAAGCCTGCTCCATCCAATAGTTCTTTTAACATAGATGTACTATTATAAGCCAGTTGTAACTTTTCAATTTCGCTTGCTTTTTCTCTTAGTTTTTCGGGGTTGGCATTGTTAGTTATGTATGCACCAGTTTGTCGAATGGCTGGAAGTACTTCATCACTTATCCAGTCTTGGAATCTCTCAGCTTCTTCTTTTTTAGATTTAAATATAAGTTTATAAACACCACTCTCAGTTAGAAAATTTTCTCCTGTGTTATGCAATTTTCTAAACTGCATATTATGCATTTTAGAATTAGTCAACTTAACTACTTGATTATCATTAAATTTTCTAATACTACTGTTCACATCTGAAATATCTAAACACTCTGCCACATGCTTTGGATTAAATAAAATTTGCCCTTCAAATTCGAATACTTCAATCTCTTTTCCTTCAAACATCATTAATTCATTTTTCATAATATTACACTCCTTAATAATTGATTTTTTTTAAGGAATGACGTATACTATAATTGATATACGATAGTATACGTCATAAGGGTTACTCAAACTTTGGTCGGTGGGAGTGACCCTTATTTTTTATTCCTTTTGTTCCAGTTCCTCATCGATTTTTTCTTCTAGCCATTCTTTCTTAGTTAGATTCTTTTCTTCTAACACTTCATCAAATTTATCTAACTTTTCTTTGTCTAGAAGTACACTAAAACCTCTTTTATCTTTTCGACAATTTTTCATATACTCTGCCCTACTTTTAGTTGCTATTTTATTCACCTCTTTTCTGTAACTCGTTACATTAATAATAATATTGTAACGAGTTACAGAAAAGAGGTTTTTACTAATTTTTTCTAATGATTTTACCCAACCGACCAATTTTGAGCAGAATAAAAGCACCTACATATTTGTAAGTGCTTTCTTTGTTTATTTAATTTTGAATCCACATAGTTAATCTAAAACACAATTATTAATTGTTTTATTAGTGAAATCACAGCAATTTACATTCCATATAGTTAATCTAAAACATATAAAATGGGATTAGTAAAAAACACAACAGGAACATTTACATTCCATATAGTTAATCTAAAACTTTCTTCGTCTTTAGATGATTGTTTTATTGTTCATCATTTACATTCCATATAGTTAATCTAAAACATAATGTATTGAAAAATCAAATAGGCGTGCAACTTTTATTTACATTCCATATAGTTAATCTAAAACGCTTTGCTTATAAAGTAGTAGACGAAGCTAAAAAGCTATTTACATTCCATATAGTTAATCTAAAACCAGTTTATATTTATATTTGCAAGTAGAGAGTGTTAATTTACATTCCATATAGTTAATCTAAAACGTATGCTTGTTTATTATATTTATTCAATAGTCATGAGAATTTACATTCCATATAGTTAATCTAAAACCCACGCATTTTAGTTCAAATTCGAAGTTTTTGGCTGATTTACATTCCATATAGTTAATCTAAAACCTATCCTTTCATTCATTTAAAATTTATTCCTTTCAAATATTTACATTCCATATAGTTAATCTAAAACACGACGTTGAGATTGCGGAGCTTCTCAACCTTGTACGCATTTACATTCCATATAGTTAATCTAAAACGTTCATCAGATGGATATGCAAATGGAGATATAAAGTTATTTACATTCCATATAGTTAATCTAAAACTTTATATCAGTCTTTTTAGTCGCTGTCTGAATCTCCTCATTTACATTCCATATAGTTAATCTAAAACCCCAAAATAAACTTAGCATTTCCAATACCTACATATATACAATACTCTTAAAATTGCAGTGAGCGGGCAATAGTGCAATTGATAACACTTATCACGCACCCTCAACATCTTAGATTTCAAGTATTAAGCCCTACTTTGTAACAAATATCGCACACTGCAAAACTTCTATATTTTTATTATATCATAAAATCTAAACTATAAAATTAAAATGGAATACTTTGTAAATTTAAAAGCACCTACATACTTGTAAGTGCTTACTATATTATCTATTCTAATAATTCTTTTTTCTTTTTATTATATTCTTCCTGTGTAATTGCTCCTGAATCTAGCAACTCTTTTAGTTTCTTTATTCTATCTAGTGGGTCAACCACTCTGTTTTGAATGTAGTTATTATAACTGTTTTTTTCTTGTTCTATTTTCTCTTGTTCTCGCTTCTCTTCTTCTTCGGTTTTAAGTTCAAACTCATTGAATTCTAAATTTTCAACATTATCTACATTATTTTGTATGTTTCTAAAATAATCAATATAAACAGAATTATATATACCGCCGTCATCTTTTGAATGAAACTTAAAGTACGCCTTGCTTATTTTAATTTTTTTAAGATCATTAGCAATTTCTTTTACAAATTTTTTACATTCTTCAGAATTACTAAATTTTTCATTTTGTACAGTTAAATCAAAATACATACTATATCTTTTAAATTTTCCTACTTTTAGTTCATATTTCTTCCCTTTATATTCTTGAGGTACTAAAGCCTCTAGCTTAACTTTTAAATCATTTTCTGATATTTCCATTCCATGTTTTTCAATATATCTTTCTTTGTCTACTTCTTCTTGTATTCTTCTTCTTTCCATTTCTTTTTCTCTTTCTACAGTTTCTCTTTGTGCCTTAACAGTCTCAACTTTATTATCTGCTATCAAGGCTTTATCTTTCCAAGTTGCACAAAGATAAATTGAATAAGTGAAAAAAAGAACTGACACAAGAGCCATAACTATTTTCTTTTCTATAAAAGAATATATAATCAACAAAAAAGCTATCATAACTAAAATATATTGCATAGAAGAAACAGCTATTATAAGTAATGCTATTGTTATTATTGGTACTAATATCCACATTGTAAAATTCCCCCACAAATTACTCATCTCACTCAATGTTATAGCATAATTTGGCAAAACAAAAGCACCTACCATTTAAGTAAGTAC